TCATCCTGGGCGACCGGCGCGGGCCTTGGCCGCTTGCTCCTTCTCGTAATCGTCGCGGCAGTCCACATCGCAGAACAGCAGCGCGGGCGCCAGCAGCTCGTCGCAGTAGTGACAACAGCCATGCGCCACCAGGGCGGGACGGCCGCGCACGGCAGCCAGGCCGCGCGCCACTTCGGCAAAGATGATCTTGTCCGTGTTGTCGATGTGGTCGCTCATTGCGCTGTCTCCTTGCCCAGGCCCAGGTCATACGGGGCGAACTTCACCACTTCCACGCCAGCCCACTCGTTGATCGCCATGAACTGCGCCTGCAGCGGCACCAGCTCGTTGCGGGCGAAGACGCGCGCGGCCGGCTCGACGGCGCCGAAGCCGCCCGCATTGTTTGGCAGGATGCCCATCAGCTGCGGCGGCACGCGGTGCGCGGCCAGCTGGTCGTCGCGCGTCACGCTCTTGATGTTGAAAAACTCGTCCTTGGCGGCCACGTCGGACACCGGCAGAATCTGGATACCGTCTTTCTTGCCGTTCGGCGCGTACATGAACAGGTTACGGAAGTTGCCCGGCCCCTTGCTGTCGCGCATGGCCTGGCGCAGGTTGTCCACGTCCTGCGTGTTGGCGGCCGCATCCGTCATGTAGAACACGAAACCGGCGTGCGAGCCGTTCTTGTAGTACTTGCGGCGGAACAGGGTGGCCGCCTCGTTGAGCCAGGCCGATTGCAGCGCGCTCAGGTACTGCGGCACGCCGTACAGCTCCTGGTTCACGTCCGGTTCCATCAGGTGGAACACGCGGCCCTTGTCGAACTGGTGCACGGCCTGGTAGCCGTTCACGAAAAAGTAGGTATCCAGATCGACGCCGCGCCGCATGTACTTGGCCAGGGCGTGCTGGTACGCCAGCGCCTTGCCGCTGCGGCTGGGCCGGTCTTCCAGGTAGGCATTGCCAAAGGTCAGATAGTCCAGGGCCATGCGTTTGAAACCATCGCGCGACAGGTATTTCGTCGGCATCAGGGTGGACGTCAGCACATTGGCCTTGAAGTGGATGGCGCTGCTGTGGTGCACGCCGGCATTGAAGGACTTGGCCAGGCCGGCCAGGTTGACGGGCGGCTCATACCAGTGGCCGTTCTTCCAGCATTCGAAGCAGTCGAGAATGTCGGCGTGCTCGAGCACGGGCGTCGGGTCGCCGAAGGAAAACGCCTCGATGCCGGCGGCGGCCGGCGCCGTGGCCGCTGGTGGTGCGCTCTCGGCCTGGCGGCCACGCGCGCGCATGTGTCGTGCTTTGCTCAAGAATAAATCTCCATGAAAGATTGGTGGTTGTCGGTGGTGCCTTCGAATGGCTCGTGATCGAGGGCGTGCATGCAGGCCCACGCCAGATCGGCGTGGCCGGTTTCGTCGCTGCGGCCGGCGACATAGGTCACGTGCCGCCCGCTAGGGGTGAGGGTCTTGTGGATGGCCATGAAGGATTGCGCGATGTCCGTCCAGCCGGCGTCAAATTCCAGCCGGCCCTTGCTGATGATGTTTTTGGCCTTCAAGACCATGCGCGTTTTGACTTCGGGCGAGTAATTCAGGGCCGTCACGGCCGGGAAGAAGCCGCGCACGATCGGCAGCACGCCGATGCCCATGCCCGTGGTATCGATGCCGATGTATTCGACGTTGTAGCGCTGGGTCATCTGGCGGATGGCGTCGGCGTGATCTTCGAAGCTCTGCCCGCGCCACTGGTGGCGCTCCAGGATGCGGAACTTGCCGCCGGCCGTCATGGGCGGCGCCAGCACGACGCAGCCGGCGCTGTCTCCGTTCAAGGCCGGGTCGTAGCCGATCCACACGGGCCGGTTGCCGAACGGACGCAGCCCCATTAATGGCTTGTAGTCGTCCCACTCCACCCAGGAATCGACCATGCAGCGCTGCAGCTCGGCCAGCGGAAACACCGAGGCCGAGTCGTCAATAAAATTACACATCGGCAGGTTGTCGAACTGGTCGGGGCTGTATTCGAAGTTGCGCAGTTCGTCGATGTCGAACAGATTGCAGCCGCCGCGCTCGGCGTCCAGGATGGTGACGATCTGGCGCCAGATCTTGTCCTCGCCCGTAAAACCCGACGAGAGGCGGCCATGGCTCACGTCGATGTTGACCTGGTCGGCCTTGGCGCGGCGCTTGTTGAACAGCTCGCCCGTCCAGAACGGGTAAGCCTGGTGCGTGGTCGAGGATGGCGTGGAAAAGTAGGTCTTGCGCCACTTCTTGTGGATGGCCATGCCCGAGGCCACCTTGTTCAACTCCTGGAAATTCTGCGTCCAGAAGAATTCATCGAAGTAGAAATTGCCGTGGTAGCCCTGCGCTGTGCGCGCATTGGTGCCGAGGAAGTACATGTGTGCGCCGTTCGGCAGCACGATGGGGTCGCCCGTCAGCTCAATGCCGGCCGCCTCGCGCGCGAATTGCACGATGTATTGCTTGAAGACGTGCGCCTGGCTTTTAGAGGCGGACAGGAAGATCTGATTGCGGCCCGTTGCCATTGCGTCGGCCAGCGCTTCGCGGGCGAAATACCAGGTGGCGCCGATCTGGCGGCTTTTGAGAATGGCGCGCGTGCGCTGGTCGCCGTTGCGATACCAGACCTTTTGATAATCGAACAGCGAATCCTGGAAGGCGTCGAGCAACTGAATGCGCTGTTCGTCGCTGAAATCGTTGCGGGTCGGTTTCTTCTTCGGGCCGGCGTTGCGGTTCGCCAGCTTGGGGTTGAGATCGACCTCGTTGCCGCCCGGTTGCTCATAGCGGCGCACGCGCGCCATCTGCACGATGGTGCGCGCCAGCAGGTCGATTTCCTTGTAGTCGCTGCCAGTCTTGACCTCTTTTTCGACCAGCTTGATGATGCGCAGCTCGACCGCGTTTTCGACGTGCTCGATGCCCTGCGCCTTGTCCCATTCGTCGCGCTCTTTCCAGCTATTGATGGTGCTGCGCTTGATTCCCAGGTGGCGGGCGATGGACGAAATGCGCCAGCCCTTCCAGTACAGGGCGCGCGCGGCGCGGCGCGGCTCGGATTCGGGCACGGCCAGTTCGGCGATTTTTTCTTCAGGGGTTTGATGGATTCCTAACATGCCGCCAGCGTAGGCCGCGCGCGCGCGGAGCGGGGAAAGGCAAAAGTCGCTATAGCCCATAGCAACCCGCACCGCATTGAATCGCAGCGCCAAGACGTTGACCATGGCGTTATCCGATCAACCGAGACACGCCACCATGCCTAAATCCCAATTCTTCCGCGTCGCCACCGAAGGCGCGACCACGGACGGCCGCAACATCGACCGCGCCACCATCGAGCAGATCGCCGCCACCTACAACCCGAAGACCTACGGCGCGCGCATCTGGCTGGAGCACATTCGCGGCATCCTGCCCGACAGCCAGTTCAAGGCCTACGGCGACGTGATCGCCGTGAAAGCCGAGGAAGTGGACACCGACAGCGGCAAGAAACTGGCGCTGTTCGCGCAGATCGAACCCACGCCGGAACTGGTGGCCATCAACAAGGCCAAGCAAAAGCTGTACACCAGCCTGGAAATTCAGCCCGACTTTGCCGACTCGTCGCAGCCCTACCTGGTCGGCCTGGGCGTCACCGACAGCCCGGCCAGCCTGGGCACCGAGGCGCTGAAATTCTCCGCCGGCCGCAAGCAGCAAACCGACAACCTGTTCACCTCGGCCGTCGAGGTGACGCTGGAATTCGAAGAACCGCAAGGCACCAAGCTGGCCGATGCCGTGAAAAACCTGCTGTCGCGCTTCTCCAATAAATCCGGCACCGACGCCGCGCAGTTCGCAGACATCAGCGAAGCCGTCGAGGCGCTGGCCGGCCACGTCGTCACCGCCAACGACAACTACGCGGGCACATTGGCGCGCCTGGAAAAAACCGAAACGGCATTGAAGGCCACACAGGACGAGCTGGCCGCCTTCAAGGCGCAGATGGATGAGGCGCCCGGCAACGGCCCGCGCCGCCCGGCCGCCACCGGCAACGACGGCGCCGTGCAGACCGAGTTTTAAGCGCCCGCGCTATCCACCTACCCAATTCAACAACGGAGCACTGATTTATGAAAAAGCAAACGCGCCAGGTCTTTGGCCAGTATGAAACCCGCCTGGGCCAACTGAACGACACGGACAACGTGGCCAAGACCTTCAGCGTCACGCCCAGCGTGCAGCAAAAGCTGGAAACGAAAATGCAGGAATCGAGCGAGTTCCTGACGAAAGTGAACATCATCGGCGTCACCGAGCAGGAAGGCGAAAAGCTGGGCCTGGGCGTCTCCGGCCCGATTGCCGGCCGCACCAACACCAAGGACAAGGAACGCAAGACGCGCGACCTGTCCACCCTGGACGGCACGAAGTACCGCTGCGAACAAACCAATTTCGATACGCATCTGAACTATGCCAAGCTGGACGCCTGGGCCAAGTTCCAGGACTTCCAGTCGCGCGTGGCCAATGCCATTTTGACTCGCCAGGCGCTCGACCGCATCGTCATCGGCTTTAATGGCGTCAAAGCCATGGCCGACACCGATCTGGACGCCAACCCGCTGCTGCAGGACGTGAACAAGGGCTGGCTGCAGCACCTGCGCGAGCTGGCGCCCGAGCGCGTGCTGGGTCTGGTGGCCAATGGCATGCCGGGCAAGGTCATCATCGGCGACGTGGACGGCGCCGACTATGCCAACCTGGACGCAGCCGTCACCGATGCCGTCAACCTGCTCGATCCCTGGTATCAGGAAGACACCAATCTGGTGGCCATCGTCGGGCGCAAGCTGTTGAACGACAAGTATTTCCCATTGGTCAACACCAAGCAGGCGCCCACGGAAACCCTGGCGGCCGACATCATCATCAGCCAGAAACGCATTGGCGGCTTGCCAGCGGCGCGCGTGCCCTTCTTCCCCGACAACGCGATCCTGATTACCCGCTTCGACAATCTGTCGATCTATTTCCAGGAAGGCGCGCGCCGCCGCCGCGTCGAGGACGTGCCCAAGCGCGACCGCATCGAGAACTACGAGTCGTCCAACGACGCCTACGTGATCGAAGACCTGGGCCTGGCCGCGCTGGTGGAAAACATCGAGCTGAAAGACAAGTAATGGCCAACCAATCCCCCGCCCTGCGCCACCGCGCACGCATGCTGGCCGAGCGCACGGCCGGCGCCGCCGCGCCGCAGGGCGTGACCACCGGCACGGCCTACGAAATGATGCTCTACAAGCTGGCCGACGACCGGCGGCGCTTGAAGTCGATTCAATCCGTGGAACGCAAGATCGAGGTCAAGGCCACCTTGCTACCGGATTACGCGCAGTGGATCGACGGCGTGCTGGCCGGCGGCAAGGGCGCCCAGGATGACGTGTTTGCCACCCTGCTGGTGTGGCACATCGACACGGGCGAGTATGCGCGCGCCCTGGTCATGGCCAAATACGCGCTGGCGCACAAGTTCACCCTGCCCGAGACGTACAGCCGCGACATCGCCACGCTGATGCTGGACGAATTTGCCGAAGGCTATTTGCACGGCAAGCTGGCCGCCGATCCGCAGCACGCGGCTCAGGTGCTGGGCCAGGTGGAACAACTGACGGCCGCCAGCGACGCGCCCGACCAGGCGCGTGCCAAGCTGCACAAGGCCATCGGCCTGGCCATGATCGCCGTGCTCGATCAGGCCGACGATACCGACATCGCCCCGGCGCTGGTGGCGCAGGCGGAAACGGCCATGGGCCAGCTGAAACGCGCGCGCTCCCTGTCGGAGTCCTGCGGCGTCAAGAAAGATATGGAACGGCTGGAGCGGCGCCTCAAGCGCGCGGCCGGTTCCGCGTAAGAGCATCCCCCGCAGCACGGCGGCACGGGGGGATTCTGGCCAACGCATTGGCAACAATCTCGGCCTGATGAACCCCGTCCACCGCCCCATTTTGAAAGCGTCCCGTATGTCCTTCATGGCCCTGCCCCCGTCAATCCCGCCCGGCACCACCCCGGCGCCGCCAGCACAAGTCCTTGGCATCATCGAAAACGACGGCTGGTTTCCCGACATCCTGCTCACCGATATGCGCGACGCCATGCGCCTGGATGGCACCGTCACCGACGCGCGCCTGGTACAAGCCGTGGTCGATGCCATCCTGCAGGTCAACCGCGAGCTGGCCGACTGGCAGGGACAGCATACCGCTGCCGGCATCACCTCCCTGGTGGACGTGCCGGCCACGCGCATCAACCGCGAGTCCCGCTTGCTGGCGCAGTACCGGCGCGCCGTCTACAGCACGGCGAAAGCCGATCTGATCGAGCGTTACCGCGACTACGACAGCACGGCCACGTCCGTCAGCGACAAGAAAAGCATGGAATGGCTGGACGAGGCGCCAGGCGCGCAGCGGCGCAATGCGCAATGGGCCATCGCCGATATGGTCGGGCGCACGCACCTGACCGTGGAACTGATCTGATGCAGGTACGCACGCAGCAGCACGACACGGTAGACGCCCTGGTGTGGCGCTACCTGGGCGACGGTGCGGGATACGTCGAGCAAACCCTGGAAATGAATCCCGCGCTGGCGCGCCACGGCGCCGTGCTGCCCGCCGGCCTGGTCGTCACCCTGCCCGAGCCGGCGCCCAGCATGGGCCAGGCCGCGGACATCGTGCAGCTATGGGATTAATGCAGCAATCCACCATTTTTACCCTCATGAAAAATCTATCTAACTTCACCCCGGAGTATCAAACAATGTCCGCAGAATCGTTTGGTGGTTTCGCCACCCTGGTCAAACTGTACGGCTTCAAGGCGGCGCTGGGCATGGTCGGCGCGGCCATGCTGTACATCGTGCTGCCCCCGCTGAACAGCGACGGCACCTTCAACAAAGGCGAATTCGTCGCCCGCCTCGCCTGCGCGGGCGTGTTCTCGTGCCTGCTGGGCGGCACCGTGTACCAGCTGCTGTGCGCCCAGCTCCCGGCCATCGGCGCCATGGTCAACGCGTCCGCCATCGACTTGATCGTCGGCGCCCCCGGCTGGTGGGTATCGCGCGCAGTGGCCCTGTGGTTCCAGCGCCGCAGCGACAAGGACATCGCCGAGCTGGTCAAAGACGCAAAGGAACACTGATGGCCACCACAGAAAATCCACTGATCGCGCGCACCATCGACGCCATCCTGCGCGCCGAAGGCGGCTATGTGAACGACCTGGCCGACAAAGGCGGCGAAACCAATTACGGCGTCACCGTGGCCGTGGCGCGCGCCAACGGCTACACGGGGCAGATGCGCGAGCTGCCCGTGACGATGGCGCGCGCCATCTATACGGCCCGCTACATCACGGAACCCAAGTTCGACCAGGTGCTGGCCCTGCATGCCGGCATCGGCGCCGAGCTGATCGACACGGGCGTCAACATGGGACCGCATCGCGCGGCCGAGTTCCTGCAGCGCTGGCTGAACGGGTTCAACGACACGGGGGCGCGCTACCCAGCCCTGTTCGTCGATGGCCGCCTGGGCACGCAGTCGCTGGGCGCGCTGGCCGCCTTCCTGAAATGGCGCGGCCAGGATGGCGCCGCCGTGCTGCTGCGTGCCTTGAACGGCCTGCAGGCCGCGCGCTATCTGGAAATCACCGAGGCTAACAAGAGCCAGCGCCGGTTTCTGTTCGGCTGGATCAAGGAACGGGTGGCCATATGACCACAACCACCTGGCGCCCGCTGGCCGCCTGCCTGCTGTGCGGCGCCATCGCAGGCTGGACGACGCAGGGCTGGCGCAAGGACGCCAGCATCGCCGAACTGCAGCGGCAGGCGTCCACCAACAAGACAACGGCCGCCACCGCACTGGCCCAGGCCACGGCCCGCGTGCTCACCCTGGAGCGCGCCGCCGGCGCCGCCCTGGCACAGCGTGCCGACCACCTCACCCAGGAGCAAACCCATGCGAAAACTGAACGTGACCGTTTTAACAATGACGTGCGCAGCGGCACTGTGCGCCTGTCAATCCCCATCGCCAGCGGCCAGTGCGCCGCCACTGCAGATACCTCCGCTGCCGCAGGCCATCGGATTGAGGCGCGCGCCGAACTTGACCCAGCGACTGCGGCAGCTCTTGACGCCATTGCCGGCGACGGCGATGACGCCACCCGCCAGCTGAACGCCTGCATCGACGCCTACAACACCGTGCGAGACACCTACCATGTACAAACCGAATAGCCTGCGCCAGCACCTGGCCGCCGCAATTCCCCAGCTGCAGCGCGACCCCGACCGCCTGCTAGTCTTCGCCGACGAAGGCAACGTAGTGGCGTCGGCCACCGCCTCCCTCTCCTTCGAATACCGCTTCAAGCTCAACCTGATCGTCACCGACTACGCGGGCGACGCCGACGCCATCATGGTGGCCCTGATCGCCTGGCTGAAAGTCCACCAGCTCGACCTGATGGCCAATGAGGAAACCCGCAAGCACGGTATCGCCTTCGAGGTGGATTTTAATAACCATGAAACGGTCGATATCTCCATCAAGCTGGACCTGACCGAACGCGTGGCCGTCAAGACCGGCGAGGCGGGTCGTCTGGACATCAAGCATCTGGCCGAGATACAGCACATGCCAGCCTACGCGGACGAGTTCTGGAAGCTGTATGCAGGCGAGACCCTGCTGGCGGAATGGCGCACGCCAGAGGCCACAGCATGAGCGACGACCTGCACGCGCTGGAAGCATGGGCTGGAGCCCTGCTAGCCAAGCTACAGCCAACCCAGCGCCGCGCCATCAATCACAAGGTGGCCATCGACCTGCGCCGCAGCCAGGCCCAGCGCATCAAGGCGCAGCAGGGGCCGGATGGCGCGGCCTACCCGGCGCGCAAGCGACGCAAGGAATTCAAGGGGAAGAACGGACGCATCAAGCGCCAGAAGGCCGCCATGTTCGCCAAGATTCGCACCGCACAGTTTTTGAAGATTAAGGCAACCGGCAATCATATCGAAGTTGGCTTCGTTGGCCGTGTCGCCCGCATAGCGCGAGTTCACCAGTTCGGGGAAGAAGATCGCATAAACAAGAGAGGCACCGTCTACAAGTACCCTGAACGGCCGATACTGGGCTTAAGTGAGCCGGATCGGACGTTGATACGCGAATCGCTGCTGCGTTTTATAGAAAAAAGCTAACTTTTTTCAATGCAAACTTATCCTGACATTAGTTATCAAATGAGTTAGAGTCACATGATACCGATCGCAGCCGGCCAATTGCGGTCATCCAAAAAGAAATATAAACGATATAGGGAGGGGCATGACACTACCTTTGTTTCTGCTGCCGAACATGGCATATGCAGCCGATGTTGCTACTCGCCTCGATGCAATTGATGGCCGAGTAGTCTGCGAAGAAGATTACGTCAGTACTTGGCTGACTACGACAAAAAACCAATGGCAAATGCTAGGAGGTTCGGCTTTCACCGTCCTGCAAACGCTGAACAAATCCGAAGAAACTTTGTTTGGCTGCGACGGTTTGATCGCGCTACATGATCCTTCTTTGGATTTGTACAAGCTGATGCTGTTCGAGGCAAAAGTTCTTAAACCTATTGGAATGGATAGAGCACAATCCAAAGCGACACCTAGGGCCATCTGGTCATATAATACCCCACCACCACCAGCCCACTCGCACTTCGCCGACCAATTAGGCCGACAGCACTGGTGGAAGACTGTCGCCAATGAGTTGTCCATTATAGAGTTCTTTATTGATTTGCGACCGCCTGCACCGCCCTTCACTGCTGCTAACGGCTTTCTCGAATACGGCAGCACATGCGTTCTGCATGAACTTGCCCGAAACCTTGTGACGCCATCAGGTTATCCCAACCCGCCTTACACGGTAGCTAGTCCAACCATTGCTGAAAATGGTATATGGACAGAAAATACGGTCATCCCACTTCCCGAAAAAGCCTCAATCCGGAGTGCGCTGTGGAACCTTTCGAAATGCAAATTTGGTAAGCCAATGCACCATCCGGACGGATTAAAGGGCATATTGATCGATCTAATGCAGCGGCAACATCCGGATCCCCGCGGTAATCAGGGCATTAACCCTACTGGTGAGAACTTGAGGTTAACCGGGCAGTTGCCTGACATCCTTCAAGCGGCAGGCATCCGTTTTTTTGCGCAATTTTCAGGACAGTCCCCACCGAGCTGGCTGCATGCCATCGACGGCTGAGACAATTAGGCGAGCCACATACAGCATTTGAGAGATACAAGGGATGAAAGCCCGTCGATGGAATTGAGCGTCAGACGGAAGAAATTGAAGTCGACTGAGGACTCAATCGGTCACGCGCCAGATTGACCTTGCTTGGGAAATGTGGATTTATGTATCGCTGGCTTCCATAGTCACTAAGCTTTATATCAACCCGCCCCCGCGTGCATCCGCACGCGGACTTCGGCAACATGCACTGCATGAACGCCGACCTGTCCGACCTCCTCCGCTTGCTGCAAAACCTGATCCGCCTTGGCACCATCGCCGAGGTCAAAGGGGCCAAGGCGCGCGTGCGGCTGGGGCCGACACTCACCACCGAATGGCTGAAATGGGCCACCCGACGCGCCGGCAGCACGCGCACCTGGTCGGCGCCGACTGTCGGCGAACAAGTGATCGTCTTTTCCCCCGGCGGCGATCTGACGCGCGGCATCATTGTGCCGGCGCTGTACTCGCAGGCGTTTGACGCGCCCGACACCAGCGACAGCATCCACACCACGCACTATCCTGACGGCGCCGTGGTGCAGTACGACCACGCGGCCCATGCCCTGACGGCGACGCTCCCCGGCGGCACCGCCACCATCACGGCCGACAAGGTGACGTCGAACGCGCCCAGCACCATTTGCACGGGCGACCTGACCGTGATGAAAAACCTGATCGTCAACGGCGCCACCGGCCTGAACGGCGGCGTGAACGCCAAGGCCGGCGCCGCTGGCGGCGTGGCCATGGCCGTGCAAGGCACGATCAAAGCCAGCGACGACGTGCTGGCCGGCGCCATCAGCCTGGCCAAGCATCCGCACGGCGGCGTCAAGGCCGGCGGCGACCAGTCGGGCGGGCCGCAAGCATGATGGGCATGCACGCCGCCACCGGGCGCAGCCTGACGGGCCTGGGCCACCTGCGCCAGTCCGTGACCGACATTCTCACCACGCCCATGGGTTCGCGCATCCGCCGCCGCCGCTATGGCTCCGAAGTGCCCGAGCTGATCGACCAGCCACTGAACAGCGCCACGCAGTTGCGCATCTACGCGGCTACCGCCTTTGCCCTGCGCCGCTGGGAGCCGCGTTTGCAACTGTCCAGCGTGCAGCTCACGCGCGACACGGACGGCGCCATCGCGCTGCTGCTCGATGGCACGGCGAACGGCCAGGGCATCACCCTGTCCGTGCCCGTCAAGCAAGGGGGCGTCGTATGAGCACGCCCATCGACCTGACCCAATTGCCGGCGCCCAGCGTGGTCGAGGTGCTCGACTTCGAAGCCATTCTGGCCAAGCGCAAGGCGCACCTGGTCAGCCTGCTGCCGGAAGCCGAGCGCGCGGCTGTCACGGCCCTCCTGGAGCTGGAATCGGAACCGGCCACCAAGCTGCTGGAAGAAAACGCGTATCAGGAAACCATCCTGCGCAACCGCGTCAACGAGGCCGGCAAGGCCGTCATGCTGGCGTTTGCCCTCGATGGCGACCTGGACCAGCTGGGCGCCAACGTCAACGTGGCGCGCCTGGTTATCACGCCGGCAAATCCCAACGCCCTGCCGCCCGTGGCCGCCGTCATGGAAGACAACGACGCCTACCGCCTGCGCATCCAGGAAGCGCCGGATGGACTGTCCGTGGCCGGCCCGAAAGCGTCGTATGAATTTCACGCCCGCAGTGCGGACGGCCAGGTCAAGGACGCCAGCGCCACCAGCCCCGCGCCGGCGCATGTCATCGTCACGGTGCTGGCCAACAACGACACCGGCATCGCCGACGCCGCGCTGCTGGCCACTGTGGCGCGCGCGCTCAATGCCGAGGAAGTGCGCCCCCTGGGCGACCGCTTGAGCGTGCAGGCCGCCCAGGTCATCGATTACCAGATCGAGGCCACCTTGTTTATCGGCGTCGGCCCGGAAGTACCGATTCTGCTGGACGCCGCGCACGCCAACGCCGCGCGCGTCTCGCAGCCGCGCCGCCCGCTGGGCCACAGCATTTATCGATCCGCCTGCAGCGCCGCCGTCCACGTTGAAGGCGTGCGCAAGGTCGTCTTGACCAGCCCGGCGGCGGACATCGAACTGAACGCCACCCAGGCCGCGCGCTGCACGGCCATTAAGTTGAATGTGGTGGTGCTCGATGAATAAGCACGTGGCCACCCTTCCGCCCAACACCACGGCGCTGGAGCGTGCCATTGCCGTTGCCTGCGCCGAGCTGGTCAACGTGCCCGTGCCGCTGCGCGACCTGTGGAATGCCGACCGCTGCCCGGTTGCCCTGCTGCCGTTTCTGGCCTGGGCCTGTTCCGTTGACCGCTGGGACGATGTCTGGCCCGAATCGACCAAGCGCGGCACCATCAAGGCGTCCTACTTCATCCACAAGCACAAGGGCACGATTGCCGCCGTGCGCCGCGTGGTCGAGTCCCTGGGCTATCTGATCCGCATTACCGAATGGTGGCAAACCACGCCACCGGGCGTGCCGGGTACTTTCCGCCTCGACGTGGGCGTGCTGGACACGGGCATCACGGACGCCATGTTTCAGGAAATGGAGCGCCTGATTGCCGACGCCAAACCCGTTAGCCGTCACATGACGGGCTTGGCGCTGTATCTGGAAACTCGCGGCACGGTTTACACCGGCGTTGCCGCGTACCACGGCGACGTCATGACCGTGTATCCGTGGATCGCGGAAACCATCGAAGTGCGCGGCACGCTGTTGCAGGCCGGCGCATCCCATACCATCGACACCATGACCATCTATCCATGAGCACATATTTCGCAATTCTGACGCAGGTGGGAGAGGCCAAGCTGGCCAATGCCATCGCCCTGGGCCAAACCCTGAAACTCAAAAAAATGGGCGTAGGTGACGGTAACGGCACCTTACCGGTTCCCGACCGAGGACAAAGGGCGCTTGTGCGCGAGGTGCACCGCGCCGACCTGAACAAGTTGGACAAAGACCCGGACAACACCAGCCAGATCATTGCCGAGCAAGTCTTGCCAGAGAACGTGGGCGGCTGGTGGATGCGCGAACTCGGCATTTATGACGAGGCTGGCGATCTGTGCGCCGTGGCCAACTGCCCGCCCAGCTACAAGCCACTGATGGCGGAAGGTAGCGGCCGCATGCAGGTGGTGCGCATCGTGCTGATCGTCGCCAGCACGGCCGCTATCGAGCTGAAAATCGACCCGTCCATCGTTCTGGCCACGCGCAAGTATGTCGATGACCAGGACATTACCGTGCGTGCCTACAGCGATGCGCAACTGGCCAAGCACCTGGCGGCTCTTGACCCGCACCCGCTGCTGGCCAAGGTCGCCTATGTCGATCAGCAAGACACCAGCGCACGCGCCTATGGCGATCAGCAACTGGCCAAGCACCAGGCCGCCGCTGACCCGCACCCACTGCTGGCGAAGGTCACCTACGTCGATCAACAGGACACCAGTACACGCACCTATGGCGATCAGCAACTGGCCAAGCACCAGGCGGCGGCCGACCCGCACCCGCTCCTGGCAAAAGTCACCTACGTCGATCAGCAGGACACCAGCACACGCACCTATGGCGATCAGCAGTTGGCCAAGCACGCAGCGGCGGCAGATCCGCATCCGCAATACAGCATGAAGGAAGTGGCGACACTGCCGAAGTTCGACGCGTCGAGCAAGCTGGTCAATGCCGACTTTGTGCAGCGCGCGCAAGGAAACATGGTGCGCTATGCCGACGTCACTGAAAGCCGTTCACTCACCGCCGAAGACATGGGCTGCGCCCTGTACTTCCCGACTGCGGGCAAGGCCATCACCATTCCCGACCCGGTATCGCTTGGCATTCCCAACAATTCCGGCAAGTGCGTCAAGTTCTTCGGGCTGTTCAATAGCGGCACCATTCTTGCCGCGCCAGGCGTGACCATTGGATTTGATGTCGGCAGTGTGCCGAGCATCACGATCAAGCCTGGGCAATTCCTGACCCTCATGGCGACCGGGCCAAAAGTCTGGCAAGTCATCGAATCGACCGCCGAGCTGTGGCGCAATGCCGACTTTGCGGCAATGTTGTCTTCGAGTGGCTACCAGAAACAACCCGGCGGCATGATCCTGCAATGGGGCGGCGGAGCGCAGACACCGGAATCTGGCTATGTCGACGTGATCTTTCCGATTCCGTTTCCAAACGCGTGTTTTCACGTCTTCACTGGATATGAAGGGCAAGGTGGAAGCGGGTCCAGTCTGCCCAGCAATATCAACGCCGGTATGAGGACAAAAACGGGCTTCCGCCTGTACACCTACAACGGGAATGCGCTTTCGGCCGGCATCACCCCCTCCTATTTTGCGATTGGAAACTAATCATGCCCGTCAGATATTCCCCGAGCACAGGTTTTTTTTACCCCGTCAACATCGAGTACCAGGACATCCCGTCCGATGTGTTTGAGGTATCCGAGGCGGACCACCTGGCCGCCCATACCGCCCGCGCATCCGGCGGATCGTTCAAGTTTGTCAAAGGGGCGCTGCGCATCACGCCGGCCCCTGCCATTCCCTATGGCCAGGTGTGCGCCGTCTACCTCAATACCGTTCGCGCGCGCCGTGACGGCATCCTCAACCGCCTAGCCGGTATCGGCTTTGCTGCCATGGCCAGCGGCGATGCGGCAACCGCGCAAGCCATCGCCACGGCGCGCACCTGCCTGCTCGACATCACCATCTGCCCGACAGTCGTCGCCGCGCAGGATATGGACGCCCTGCAAGCGGCCGTCAGCGCCGAATTCCAGCGCATCGCCGACGCCTTGCCGCAAGAGGCCCGGCGCGCCTTCGATGATGCAGGCAACACCCAGTAACACCCCCGACATTCACTACCTACCAGGAGAGCCAGCAATGCCCACCGACTACCACCATGGCGTGCGCGTCATTGAAATCAACGAGGGTTCGCGCCCTATCCGCACCGTGTCCACCGCCGTGCTGGGCCTGATCGCCACGGCCGACGATGCCGACCCGGCCGCCTTCCCGCTCGACACACCTGTGCTCGTTACCAACGTGCTGGCCGCCATGGGCAAGGCCGGCAAGACCGGCACCTTGTACCGCGCGCTGGAGGCGATTGCGGCGCAGACAAAACCGCTGACGGTCGTGGTGCGCGTGGCCGAGGGTGAGACAGAAGCGGAAACCACCACCAATGCCGTGGGCGGCGTGTCGCCGGACGGCAAGTACCTGGGTGCCCAGGCGCTGCTGGCCGCGCAAAGCAAGCTGGGCGTGAAGCCGCGCATCCTGGGCGCGCCGGGACTGGATACCCAGGCCGTCACCAATGCCCTGGCCAGCGTGGCACAGCGCCTGCGCGGCTTCGTGTATGCGTCCGCTTATGGCTGCGCCACCGTCCCGGCGGCCACCACCTATCGCGGCCAGTTCGGCCAGCGGGAAGTGATGATGATCTGGCCCGACTTCGTGAACTGGAATACCGCCACCGACGAAGAGGCCAGCATTTCCGCCGTAGCTTACGCCATGGGCCTGCGCGCCAAGATCGACGAGGAAACGGGCTGGCACAAGACTTTGTCGAATGTGGTCGTCAACGGCCCGACCGGCATCACCAAGGATGTATTTTTCGACCTGCAAGACCCGGCCACCGATGCCGGCGTGCTCAACGCCAAGGAAGTGACCACCCTGATTAACATGGGCGGTTACCGTTTCTGGGGTTCGCGCACCTGCGAGGAACCGGGCGGCTTCTTCTATTTCGAAAGCTACACGCGCACGGCCCAGGTGCTGGCCGATACCATCGCCGAGGCGCACTTCGCCTATGTCGACGTGCCCTTGCACCCGTCCCTGGTCCGCGACCTGCTGGAAAGCATCAACGCCAAATTCCGCGACCTGAAATTGCAGGGCTACATCATCGACGGCCACGCCTGGTATGACGAGCAGTACAACGACAAGACGGCGCTGAAAGACGGCAAGCTGGCCATCGATTACGACTACACGCCCGTGCCGCCGCTGGAAAACCTGCGCTTCCAGCAACGCATTACCGACCGCTATCTGGCCGACTTCGCCTCACGCATCGCCGCTTAACCGACCCCGTGCCCGCCGTGCGCGGGCGCAACTGACCACTGGAGAACGCTATGGGCATGCCCCACAAACTCAAGCAATTCAACGTATTTCAAAACGGCGTGCTGTTCATGGGCATGGTGCCCGAAATCACCTTGCCCAAGCTGAGCCGCAAGATGGAAGATTACCGCGCCGGCGGCATGAGCGGCCCCGTGTCCGTCGACTTCGGCAACGAGGCACTGTCGCTGGAATGGACCAGCGGCGGCCTGATCGCCGAAGCCTTGAAGCAATACGGCGCGCATGCGCACGGTGCCGTGATGCTGCGCTTCGCCGGCGCGTACCAGAACGACGAAGATGGCAACGTCGCTGCCGTCGAGGTTGTCGTGCGCGGCCGCTACAAGGAAATCGACATGGGCGGCGCCAAGATGGGCGACGACACCACGCACAAATACACCATGGCCTGCAGCTATTACAAGCTGATGATCGACGGCGCCACGGTCATCGAACTGGACTTCATGAGCGGCATCGAGAACATCGGCGGCGTCGACACGAATGCCGCCATCCGCAAGGCCAGCGGTCTGTAATCCCTTTTTTATTCACTACCCACACACAAGGACAACACCATGAACACCGAAAACAACAATCAAGCCGTCATCGAACTGGACGAGCCGATCAAGCGCGGCGACACCTTCATCACCTCGCTGACCGTGCGCAAGCCCAAGGCGGGCGCGCTGCGCGGCATTTCCCTGATCGAGCTGGCCAACCTGAACGTGTCGGCCCTGCAGATCGTGCTGCCGCGCATCACCGAACCGACCTTGACCTCGCACGACATCGCCAACATGGACCCGGCCGACCTGCTGGCCGTGGGCGCCGAGGTCGCCGGTTTTTTGGCGAGCAAAGCAGATCGCCTTTCGGTATCCCCGGCGAAGTAGAAGATGCCATGGCCGACATCGCCGGCGTCTTCCACTGGACGCCGGCAGCAATGGACGGCTTTACGATTGATGAACTGATGGCCTGGCGCGAACGCGCCCGGCAGCGAAGCGGAGCGGAATAGATGGCTGGTCGGGATTTGAGGTTACAGGTAGTGTTTGCAGCGCTGGACAAGATCACCGGCCCGCTGAAAAAAATCATGGGAGGTTCCAGCGACACGGCCAAGGCCTTGAAGGCCACCAGCGACCGCTTGCGCGACCTGAACACGCAGCAAAGGAACCTTGGGAAATTCCGCGAACTACATAGCGGTATTCGAACAACGGGGGTTGAGCTGAAAGAAGCTCAAAAAAAAGTAAAAGAGCTGGCCGCAAGCATAAAACAGACCGAGTCTCCTACACGCGCCATGACGCGTGATTTGAAGGCGGCGACGAAGGTCACGCAGGACTTGACACTGAAAGGCCGAGAACAGAGCCAGCAATTCCGCGTCCTGCGTACCAGCCTCAAGGAAGCCGGCATTGACACGCGCCAACTGGGCAAAGCCCAGGAGTGGCTTAAGAACAGTATCCAGTTGACCAACGTTGAGCTGGCGTCGCAACAAAAGCGCCTGGCCGCGTCAACCGCCAAGCAGCAACGCGTCACCAACGCCACCCAGCATGCCGACAAGCTGCGCAACAAGGCGGGCAACATGGCCATGGCCGGCGCTGGGGCGACCGCCACGGGCGCCATCATCGGCGCGCCCGTCGTCAAGGGACTGAACGAGGCCAAGCACTATCAAACGGAAGTGGGCCGCGTCAACGCCCTGGGCCTGGGCGACAAAGTGTCAGCCGAGGCCGTTGCCTTTGCGCGCAACATGAAGACCTACGGCACCAGTCAGCTCGACAACCTGCAGCTCATGCGCGACGGCATGAGCGCCTTTGCCGACGTCCACCACGCGGAAATGGTCGCCCCTACCCTGGCCAAGATGAAGTTTGCCAATCACGCCTTCTTTGGCGAGGCCGAAGGCGCCGACAACGAACGCAAGTTCATGGACATGCTCAAGGTGATCGAGCTGCGCGGCGGTCTGGAGAGCAAGGAAAAGTTTGAAGCCCAGGCCAATATCGTGCAGCAAGTCATCACCGCCACAGGCGGGCGCGTCGGCCCGAATGAGTGGCTGAACATGATCAAGACGGGCGGCATCGCGGCCAAGGGTTTGAAAGATGACGCCTTTTACTACCAGATGGAACCGCTGGTGCAGGAAATGAGCGGCAACCGCGTCGGCACGTCCCTGATGAGCGCCTACCAGAACTTGTACCAGGGCCGCACCACCAAGCGTTCAGCCCGAAAACTGGAAGAGTTCGGCCTGATCGGCGACAAGAGCAAGGTCAAGCACGACAAGGCGGGGCAAGTCTCATTCCTCGATCCCGGTGCGCTGCTGGGCGCCGAACTGTTCCGCGAAAACCAGTTCGAATGGCTGGAAAAGGTGCTGTTGCCGCAACTGGCCAAGAAGGGCATCACGGAAAAGAAACAGGTGCTCGACGCCATCGGCAGCATCTTTTCCAACCGCACGGCGTCGAACCTGTACTCGCAGATGTATTTGCAGCGCGTGCAGATCCACAAGAATGAAAAGCTCAACCGTGGCGCCGCCGATATCGGCAAGCTGGAAAAACTGGGGCGCGACTCGGCCGCCGGCAAGGAACTGGAGGCGCAGTCCAAGCTGGCCAACTTGAAACTCACCATGGGCGAAAAAATCCTGCCGCTGTACGCGCAGGGGCTGGAACTGGCCATCAGCGCCGTGCAGCGCCTGAATGGCTTCATGGAGCGCAACCCGACCGTGGCCAAGGTCATGATTACAGCTTTTGCCGTGCTGGCCGGCCTGCTGCTGGTGCTCGGCCCCCTGATGCTGGGCATCGCCGCCGTGATCGGCCCGTATGCCATGCTGCACGTCATGTTCGCAAAGATGGGCGTGACGGGCGGCGTGCTCACGCCCATCTTACGCAACCTGGGCCGCGCCTTCATGTGGGCAGGCCGGGCCGTACTATGGCTGGGCCGCGCTCTTCTGATGAACCCGATTGGCATCGCCGTCACGGTCATCGCCGGCGCCGCCTTCCTGATCTACAAATACTGGGAGCCGATCACGGCATTCTTTGGCGGCCTGTGGTCGGACGTCAAGACGGCGTTTTCCGGCGGCTTTACCGGCATCAATAGCCTGATCGCCAACTGGTCGCCGCTGGGCCTCTTCTATCGTGCCTTCGCGGGCGTGCTGGGCTGGTTCGGCATCGCGCTGCCGGCCAAGTTCACCGACTTTGCCGCCACTATCCGGCACAGCATTGTCGAGGGACTGGCGCCGTTGACAGGCTTCATTGCCAGCCTGTGGTCGCAGCTGAGAACCACCTTCAGCGGCGGCATGGCCGGTATCACTGCCCTGATTATCAACTGGTCACCGGTCGGCGTGTTTTATCAGGCATTCGCGGGCGTCATGAGCTGGTTCGGCATCAAGCTGCCGGCCCAGTTCACGGAGTTCGGCGCCAACATCCTGCGCGGCCTGGTCAACGGCATCACGGGTTCCATGGGCGCCGTCAAGGACGCCATCAGCAATGCCGGTTCCAGCACTATTGCCTGGTTCAAGGAAAAGCTGGGCATCCACAGCCCCAGCCGCGTGTTTGCCCAGCTCGGCGACTACACCATGCAAGGCCTGGCCGTGGGCTTGAACCGCAGCGAGGGCGCACCGATTGCCAAGGTATCGGGCCTGGCCCAGCGCCTGACGCAGTTGGGCGCCGGCATCGCCATCGGCACGGCCACGGCGTTACCCGCCAGCGCCTTCGACACGCGCGCGTCACTGTCACAAGGCGGGTTCGGCGCCGGCATGACGATTCAGGGCGACAAGATTGAAATCACCTTCCACGTGCAGGCCGGCACCGATCCGCAGGCCATCGCGCGCGCGGTAAGCGTGGCGTTAGAACAGCGCGACCGCGAAAAGGCGGCACGCATCCGCTCGTCCCTGCGCGACCACGATTAAGAAAGAACCACACCATGATGATGATTTTAGGAATGTTCGTGTTCAGCCTGCCCACCCTGGCCTATCACGAGCTGCAGCGACAAACGGAATGGAAGCACGCCAGCACGGCCCGCGTGGGCCTGCGCGACGCGCACCAGTACGTGGGGCCCGGCGACGACACCATCACCCTGTCGGGCTGGGTGGCGCCGGAACTGACCGGCTCCCTGTACTCGCTCGATGCGCTGCGCATGATGGCCGATACCGGTAAATCGTGGATTCTGATCCAGGGCACGGGCCGCATTCTCGGCTCCTACCGCATCACCAGCATGACGGAGGGGCGCAGCATTCTGGGCGGCAGCGGCGGTGCGCGCCGCGTCGAGTTCTCGATTGCGCTCAAGCGCGACGACGACGGCGTGCTGGCCATGGTGGGCCTGGGCGACATCGGCGACCTGAAAAACATGCTCAGCATCGATGGCATGACCAGCAGCATTGCAGGTGCAGCCAAGAATGCCGTCGGCACCGTGGTGGGCAATGTGGTCGGCGGCATCACCTCGAAATACGGCGGGGTGGTCAGCGAAATAAAAGACAAGATCGGCGGCAGCATCAGCGGCGCCATCGGCAGCGCGGCGGACAAGTTCAAATGAGCGAGCATATCCCCGCCTTCAAGGTCAGCATCGAGGACAAGGATTTGACGGCTATCGTGTCGCCGCGGCTGATCAATTTGACGTTGACCCTGTGCCGTGGCGACGAGAGCGACCAGCTCGACATTTCGCTCGATGACAGCGACGGCAAGCTGGCCATGCCGCCGCGCGGCGCGCAGATCGCCCTGGCGCTGGGCTGGCAATCGTCCGGCCTGGTGGACATGGGCAAGTTCACCGTCGACGAGGTGGAGCACAGCGGCGCGCCCGACACCATCACCCTGCGCGCCAGGTCAGCCAACCTGATCGACACGTTTAAACAGCAGCAGGAACACAGCTTTCACAAGACCACCCTGGGCGCCATCATCGAGGCGATCGCCTTTCGCAACGAGCTGGCGTCGGGCGTGTCGGCGCGCCTGCGCGACACCGCCGTCGAGCACATCGACCAGACCCACGAGAGCGATGCGGCCTTCCTGCGCCGGCTGGGCAGGAAATACGACGCGGTGGCCACCGTCAAGAACGACACCTTACTCTTCATCCCCATCAACCAGAGCCGCACCGCCAGCGGCAAGGCGCTACCCGTCACCCCCATCACGCGCGCCCTGGGCGACAGCCACCGCTACCACAGTGCCGAAAGCGACGCCTACACAGGCGTGCGCGCCTTCTGGCATGACGAGCGCTATGCGCGCCGCCGCAGCGTCGTGGCCGGCGTGCCGGGCAACAGCAAGCGCCTGCGCACCACCTTCGCCAATGAAACCGACGCGCGCGCGGCGGCCGTAGCCGAATGGCAGCGCATCCTGCGCGGCCTGGCCACCTTCGAAATGAGCCTGGCCCTGGGCAACCCGGCCGTGTTCCCGCAATCGCCCGTGACCGTGCAAGGCTTCAAGCCCGAGATCGACGCCACCGAATGGCTATCGGTCAAGGTCACGCACAGCCTGGGCGGCAACGGCTTTACCACGCGCGTGGAGTTTGAAACGAAGACGGAAGCTGTCGAGGCAGAACGCGAGGACGAGAAAGACCCGGACGAAGGCATCACGGGCGTCGTGGCCAAGTGGAAGGATGTGGCGGCGAAGAAGAAAAAGGCGGGGCAGGAACAGGCTGGCGCCGCTGGCACGCTCAAGACGCTGGACCATGTTTACAACAGCAAGCAGGCCGCAAAGCGAGCGGCCCTGCATTCGTGGCAACATATCAAAGAGGTGCGAGAAATCATCCGGGAAAATAGAGAGGAGTATTAAATCTAAGATAATATACTCAACCAAGGGGTCCGAAAGTAAGAAACGTATTAACATTAACAACTACACCAACACGAATAGAGAAAGATTTGCAATCTCTGAGAAAAAAATTCATAAAAAATCTACATTAACAATAAAAATCCAACAAGAATGACAAATAAATTACAGGAGAAAGAATGATTCAATTATTATGTCCTTACACTACAAATCTCTTGACAGAAACCAACAACGTCAATGATGAACATATCTTACCCGTTGCCCTCGGAGCGCCAAAGTCATTTTATGTTCGGGCAACCGAAGAAGAGAATTCTCGGATGAATGAGCTAATCGATTCCCCTGCATCAAACGATCCACTTTTAAGATTTATTGCTATGGCCGCTGGAGTAAAGGGACGCTCAGGAACAGTATGTTCGGAGGTAAATGGAAAGATTGAAGGTAGCGGCGAATCAGTTCAGGCATCATTCAGTAGTGACAAAATCGATCTGAAATTTATTAAACCAGTAGATATTGAAAATGGTGAAATAAAAGGAGTTCGGGGATTCGGCGAACAAGCGGTAAAGCAAGCAAATACAATTAAAAAGAACAGTGAAAAAAAAGGGAAAATTATAGAAATTGGAGAAGTACAGATCCAACAAAGTCCTTGGATCCACATGAGCATCGTTGGTGATCTTCACATAATACGAGCAGAATTAATTAAAACTGCATATCTGATGTCAGTAAGAGTTTTTGGCGATGTAGCCATTGACAGTGATAGTGGAGCTATTTTTAGAGCTGCTATGCTTGCCCCCAATACAGAGGCTATAATAGAAACAGGTATAATTGGCAGCTCCCTGAACAACCTTCCGCCTCCTTTCGAAACACCTGTCGAGAAACATGAACATCTTATATTTTCCATTCATATAGGCAAACAAATTTATACGGGTGTTCAATTATTTGGGACGTTTAGCGCTTTCTTTCTTACTCCAACATCGGGATTTACATGCGAATTTGGAACCGGTGAAATAGTAAAGATAAATGCAGCAACTAGTAGTATGACGAGTAAGACACTGGTCGAATTTTCCTATGAGTTCGCTCAAAATGGTAGGTAAGATTACCTCAAGCCATACTAACAACAGCTCAAATATTCCAAATGACTGTTTAGCAGAAAATATGTTGCATAAAAAAATATTTCCATAAAAGTCCAACCTGGTCGCCAGCATAGATTACTTCTTGGAACAAGCCGGCGTCAGGTACTCGCGCGCACTCTAGAAAAATTAAAAATGGCTTTGAATAGTTTCGAGAAATCTCTGAATAAATTGATTAATCTGCATAACTTTTTGTCCAGCCACTGTCGTCAAACTTCTTACCTCTAAAGAATCAAGAATTTCCGACTTTTTGCCTGGATAGTCACTCAACTGTACGACCCAGAAAAATTTTCCCGATTGAGTGAAACCAATATAAAAATACAAATGTGCGTACCTGGCTCCAGTGTGCTGCATGATACTTGCTGAATAATCAAATCGAAGCGCCAAATATCGTTTTAGAGCTTCGTTATCCACCGGCTTGAATCTAAGATCCTTTTTTTCAAGAAATGGATCACCTTCGCCCCGAGACAAAACACGACAATTTCCTATTCCTTTTGGTGTATGTTCATTGATATATTTAGCCCTCTCCTGCAATATCTCAATGAGACTACCGACGGTCTCATCCAATTCTTGTACTAGAATGTTTCTTTCTGATTCGCGCCGTCCCATGTCGATATATACATCACTGTTTTCGACACTCTGAGAAAACTTTTTGAGCATATCCTGAAGTGTTTGCCGCTGACTTGGCGGATTGCTTAGCTCTAGTATCTGTTTTCTAACATCTGCGCACATATCAATCAACTCGCCAATTGGTGGCCGCCCTTCCGGTTCCTGGCTAGTACATGACGTAATCAATCCTTGCAGGATTAACGCCTGCTCTTTCGGAAGATAATTTTTCAGGTGATTTCCTGCCCCACCTAGGGTCTCATAATTATTCGGAGCATTTTCTCTGGCCACCATGGCCCATAGCGTCCTACCAAGTGACCAAATATCACCGGACCGGTGATTCGGGTTTGGATATTTTGTATGCCACTCAGGTGGTCTATAACCCTGTGACCCGATAGCTTCCTCAATCCTTGTTTGCCTCTCATCATCGGGTGTATCGGCCCACATTGAGAGACCAAAATCGGCGATCACCGGGCGTCCCTCAACGTCCAAGAGGATATTTTGAGGTTTAATATCTCTGATTGCTAGTCCCAAATCATGGATAGAAGCGACGGTCACGAGAATAGCTGAAAAATCGTCAATGATCTGAACAATATCGATGGAACTGGTATTAGTGATGTATTTCGTCCGGAAGGTGCCATTTTCCATGAGCGGCATTATGTAGAAAGGTTTCTCCTCAATCATGCCATGATCTATATAACTGACGCATCCTTTTATATCAACCAATCCCTTCACAAGTATTATTTCGTTATTAAACCGAGAAAGTGATTGCTCATCGGCATCCCGGTTAAAAACCTTGGCAGCATATAGCGACTCGTCACCCGCTCGACGAACTTCGTAGACAATGCTGTTTCCTCCTCGAAAAATTCTTCCCCCAACGACGGCTTCCCAAACACTAGCACCTTCAAGTTTCATAAGCTTATTCCTGTTTCACCTGAATTTATGAGATATTATATTTTTCGTGAGGTGTCGAAGCGCTTGGCAATTTCCTTCAACGGAACTAGGCCCCGAAGATAGCAGAGTCTATTAATTCTTAGTAACTTCACGCCAATTACTCCAAGCCCCGATTCATTCTGATAAATACGATTATGTGTCAAACTTCGGTCAGCTTTCGGTGAAAATAAAAACTCTAACTTTGAATTTCATATTTCGTCCAAATAATTACATATAATCATTTCGGAAGTAAGCTTCTCTCGGATGGCGGACATTGCCGTCGGACAGGAAACTGTAATCGGCCGTAGCGGAAGTTGTTAACTCCAGTTCCCCCTCACCCATGTAGGAAAACCATCAGAAATTACGGTGGCACACTCGCACTTGACACCTTGTGTCGACTCGATAACCACACCGACGGTATAAGCTTTCCCATCGTAATAACAGGAATTTCTAATGAACCCGTTCGCAATAGCGGTCATCATTTCATATCTTTGTTGCGACCAGAAACAAGCAAAAATCAAAGGAACAAGAACCGCAACTTTCCATCTGCAGGCATTTTTTAGCAACGAAAATAGCACATTCCGCTCCGCTTTACGACGGTGATTTTTTTTTGCGACCAACGTTGATCGTTTGTGGTGCCGTAACATCGCCATGGATTTGCTGGCCAACCTTGCCGTGGAAAACCATTTGCGTATTGCGTTCGACTGATCTGGATGCAGGGGCGGCTGTAGGCTCAATACTTCCCTCAACTACACCAAGAACCCGCGCTTTCGCACGAATATCCAGTTTGCGATAGCCAGTCAACAATTCATGCTCGTCCGGAGGCAACGCTGAGAGCGCATGTTCCCCGGTCAGCAAATACAACACATCTACCCCGGCCGCGGCAACGGCCACCAAATAGTCTGAATCTGGCGTGCGGGAGCCATTTTCATAGTTGAACTGGGCACCCTTTTTTACTCCACCGAGAGCCGCAAACTCATCCTGATTGAGGCCGAGGCGCTTTCGTTCTTCCTTGAGACGATCAAAAAAATACTTCATTTGAGTACAAATACCTTTCCAAATCACTCAAATGAGTGATATATTTACGCCATTCCGTAGCGATTACAGATCATAACATTATGAATAATTTGTCAAAAGTCGGACGTATTGCGAAGGGCATCACTTCTCGGCCACTCGGCGTCCGCCTGACGCCTAATGAGGTAGACGAGGTCGAGGGCTATGCAAAGAAACTCGAGCGCTCCCGTGCCTGGTTCCTCCGCTTCCTGATCCTGCGCGGCCTCAACGACTACAAGCGCGAACTCGCATCCAAACCTACCCACTAAGGACAACGTCATGTACCCCGATGCAAAACGTATCCGCAGCCACCGCGTCATGCTGCGCCTGGACGATTACGAGCACCAGCTTGTCTCCTCGATCGCCAATTACCAAGGCGAAGAGCTTGCGGTGCTGGTGCGCCAGATCGTGATGCGTGAAGCCCTCGCCGTGATCGCCTTGGATGACGCCACTATCGACAGCGTACAGCGTCGCAGCGTTTAAACCGAGTCACTTTTGAGCAACTCTAAAGTTACAGAAAATGCCAGACCATCAAATTCACCTCAATGACGAAGAGCGCGCGGTGCTGGAACTCGTGCGCCAACGCCAGGGGCTGGCAAGTATCGATCAGGCGGCTGAATGGCTCGTCAAGTCGCGCTTACGCAAGCAGTCAAAAAACATGACAGGTCGCGGTCGCGCCCTGTACCAAGTGGAAAGAAAGCTGAAATGAGAGTCATCGGCCTGCCCTGCCCGCATTGCGATAAACGTGTCCGCGCTGTTAAGAGCCGCATGATGTCCGCCATGTTCAAGGAAATCACCTACATGTGCCAGAACCCCGAATGCGGGCACTCCTTCGTGGCAGGCCTGGAAGTGCTGCGCACCCTCTCGCTGTCCGCCATGCCCAAGGCCGATATCCGCATCCCGATGTCCCAGCATGCGCGCGCGTCAGCCACCAGCCAGCTGGCCCTGGACCTGACTGCGGGCTGCTGATGACTATCCCGATCCTCGCGCCGCCGTAACCCGGCCGCTGTAACTCCCCTCTTTTGCTGTGACCTGCAGCGCTCCCTTTTGAGCGTGCGGGATTCGTTCAACCTGAAATAAGGAAAACCGATGGAAAACACGCTGCACGCCACTAGTCATATCGACAACTCTCTTGCGACCGACACCGCGCGACAGGCCCTGCAAAAATGCTTCGAGCCTGTGGCACCGACCTGCTTTCTGCTGCACGTCCACGCCGACATCGGGGGGCTGACCGCCTACATCCATGAAATTGCCAAGACATATCACGCCTATGGTGCAACCAATCTCACCTTCATCGTCAGCAATGCGCAAGCCTTGAGCGTTGCGGGCTTTTTTACTCCTGAGCACCAACGTGTTCTGCTCGGCGGCTTGGAAATCGATTTGCGCTACTTGTTTGCCAGCGAATCGGGCGTCGTGCCGTACATCAGCTCGTCAAGAACTCTGACTGATTGGGCCAAGTATTTCCCAAAGAGTGGGGCACGCTGATGCTGCGCCTGGCCAAAATCTGCGGCATCTGGCTGCTGTCGCTCCTGATCGTCCTTACCCCTGACGTGCTGCGGGCCATCGGCGCCATCAAGGACTGAACCATGCCGGCGTCCCTTATCGACAATCACCTGTCCTTCCAGCCTGCCGCCGAGATTCTGGCCGCGCGCGACAAGGACATGCCGACGCCACCGGGCGCCGGGCATGCGCTGGCCGCCATCGCCGAAGCCAAGGCCCAGCTACGCAGCATCAAGCCGCGCAATCTGGCGCCCTTCATGGCCCAGGCGTGGGGATTGTCGCCGCGTGGCGCGCGCCGTTCCGTGTTGATCGCCGCCGGCCTGGACGCCGACCGCTGGGAATCGCCCATTCATTCATTTACCGAGGAAGAGCGCATCGAGCTACGAGCCGCCACCTCTGCCGCTATCCGTGTGTACGAAAGACTGTTGAATGCCATCTAAAGAAATTCTCAAGCCAGCCCAACGCCACGAGGCGTTCTTGCGATCCCCGTACTTCGCACCCGAGCTGGCCCGCATCCCGTTCAAGTGGCGCAACCGCGTCATCACCGCCGCCATGGCCAAGATGGCCTGGTCGTCCTGGTACAGAGTCTATGAATCCATCGCCACAAGCTTTGTGCGCGAGTTCGCCGAGCAGTACGTGCCGGCCGGCGTCGACCTGTCGCAAAGCGACGCCGACATCGTGGCCACCGCTGAGCGCGCTGCCTCTGGCGTCACCAGAATGCTGTGGATGGCCATATCTGAAACGCACGCCCTGCAGATCATGGAAGACGAATGCGCTTCGTATGGCATCGAGCTGCCCGAGTTCGAAGCGCTGACCGACACCATCGCTCGCCTGGTGGACGCCCGCTGGTGGCGCCGCCAGTTGCGCAAGCGCGTCAAGCGCGCATTTGAAGCGGGCAATATCCACCTGGGCTATGTGAAATACAGCGGCGAACCTTACGCCAGCAATGACGCCGTGCTGTCGCGCCTGGCACAAAATCGGCGCAACGCGGCAGCACTGGCCGCCACCTTAGTGCAAAACGAGAACGGCCAGCAATTCAGCATCGCCGAGCTGGCCGAGAAAACCACTGCGAATAAAGCCATCCGACGCGGCGAGCTGATGTTGCGCATCAACGGCTTTGAACAGATCGCCCGCGAGTGCGGCGACCAGGGCATTTTTATTACTTGGACGTGCCCATCGCGTTTCCACGCCATGCAGCACAGCGGCAAGCCGAACGACAAGTTCGACGGCTCCACGCCGCGCGAGGCCAATGCTTACCTGGGCAAGATGACATCGCTGTGCCGCTCCGCGCTGGCGCGCCGTGGCATCGGCCTGTATGGCTTCCGCATCGCCGAGCCGCATCACGATGGCTGTCCGCATTGGCATCTGCTGCTGTTCGTGCGCCCGACCGCGAAATACAAGACGGCCCACCTGCAGGACGTGGCGGGCCGCGCCATCCGCATCATGAAGCGCTACGCCTGGCGTGTGGACCGTGGCGAACCGGGCGCCTTCGCGCGCCGCCTGGACGTCAAACGCATCGACTGGGCCAAGGGCAGCGCCGCCGGCTATATCGCCAAGTACGTGGCCAAGAACATCGACGGCGTGGCCGAGCACAAGACGAAAGAAGGCTATGTCGTCACGGCCGATACCGAAGGCGATGTCGAGCTGACACCGTCGGCGCGCGTCGAATCCTGGGCTGCGTGCTGGGGCATCCGCCAATTCCAGCAATGGGGCGGCGCCCCCGTTACCGTGTGGCGCGAACTGCGCCGCATCGAGGAAAACATGCTCAATGAGGCGCCGGCCGCCATGCGCCGCGCCTGGGATGCCGTGCAAAAGATCGACGGCGAAAAGCGCGCCTGCTGGGCCGAATACTTGCGCGCCCAGGGCGGTGCACTGGTGCCGCGCAAGGAGCTGGTCGTCACCTTGGCCAAGGACGAAAAAACCGTCATCGGCCGCTACGGCGAAACGCAACGCAACATGCCCTACGGCGTGCGCTGCAGCGACCTCATTGGCGTGGTCTTCAAGTCCGTGCGCCATACGTGGACGCCGGTACAGGCCACAGGCGGGCGCGGGGTGGCTGTCGGGGTTGCCGTTCCTCGGACTCGTGTAAATAACTGTACGCACCCCGACCGCCCTGCCCCGGCCACGCCGCCGGCGGCGCCCATCCCTGACCTGCCTGACGAGGCAAAAACAGCACTGATTGCAGCCTGGGCGGCCGTCAACGCCTGCCCGTATCCCCGGCTGATCGTCCACGACAACCCATCGCATGAAGGAGCTACCACATGAAAACCTTTGCCGTGATCGTTCGCACCCAAACCGAACGCTTTGAATTTTTTGATGATGCCGCGTCCAGCGGCGACGTAATCGACGCTGCCATCGACCGCTTCGGCGTGTGTGGCGTTACCGCCAAACTGAAAGGAGCACCGCAATGCTGAACACCTCGACCAATTCGCCGCGGCAAATCGCCCTGGGCGACCGCGTGACATTCGATACCGATGAAGGCTACCAGGCCGGCACCGTCAACGACCTGCGCCGTGACGTGGGCAATGGCGAGCTGCACGCTTGGGTGGAACTGGACCACCAGTGGCCGGGCATGTTCCGGGCCGTACCGCTGGCCGCCATCGAGGCGGTCAAGAAAGCAGCCGCGCCTGTCGGGTGCCCAGCATGACAGCGGAACGCACATTACCGGCCGTGGCGGCCCTGTTCGTGCGCGCCAATTCGATCTACAAAGCCATGCCGGCGGTGGACGCCTGGGACGCGGAGCGCGACGCCCGCGCCTGGCCGGGTGGCGTGCCGGTGGTCGCGCATCCGCCTTGCCGCTCCTGGAGCACGCTGCGCCATCTGGCCAAGCCGCGCCCGGACGAAAAGGAACTGGCGGTGTGGGCCGTCGCCCAAGTGCGCAAGTTCGGCGGCGTGCTCGAGCACCCGAAGCGCTCTACCCTCTGGCCACACTGCGGCTTGCCAGCGATCGGCGAGCGGGACAAATTTGGCGGCTGGACGCTGCCGATTTTCCAAAGCTCGTTTGGCCACCGCGCGGAAAAGGCCACCTTGCTGTACATCGTCGGCTGTGCGCCGGCTCAAATACCGGCCATGCCCATCGTCCTGGGCGACGCCTCGCATGTGATCGCCCCGTCCGGCCGCAACCGCGCCGGCGAGCGGCGCCGAAAAGGCGATCCGGGCTGGCGGCCGGAATGCGGCAAGGCGGAACGCGAGCACACGCCGCCCGAGCTGGCGCATTGGCTGGTGGCCCTGGCGCGACGCTGCATGGTGTCCGCATGAACAGTCCATTCCTGTTCGACGGCCCGGGCGTCATTTCGTTCAGCGGCGGCCGTACCAGCGGCATGATGCTGTGGATGACGCTTCAAGCCTACGGCGGCACGCTGCCGGCTGACGTCGTGGTGTGCTTCGCCAACACCGGCAAAGAAGAGGAAGCAACCCTTGAATTCGTGCGCGACTGCGGCGAGCGCTGGGGCGTTCCCATCGTCTGGATTGAAAACCGGCCGCGCAATGCCGAGCGAGGCAAAGAATTTGCCGTCGTGGACTTTGCAACGGCCAGCCGCCGCGGCGAGCCGTTCGCCGATCTGCACGACGAAAAGAAATTCCTGCCGAACCCTGTCGCGCGTTTTTGCACGGCGGAACTCAAGGTGCGCCCGATGCAGCGCTATTTGAAATCGATAGGCCTGGTCGAGTGGACCACGTTTATCGGCATGCGCGCCGACGAGCCCATGCGCGTGGCGCGGCTGGCGAATCAGGATTATGGCAAGCACGAAGTGAAAGAGGCGCCGCTGGCGGCGGCCGGCCTGACCGTGGCCGATGTCAGCGCGTTTTGGGCGGGACAAGATTTTGACCTGGGCCTGCCGAATATGAGCGGCAAGACGATGCACGGCAACTGCGACCTGTGCTTCCTGAAAGGCGGCAACCAGGTGCTATCCCTGATCCGCGAAAAGCCAAGCCGCGCGCTGTGGTGGATACAGCAAGAAAAGAACGCCCAAACGGCCGGATCGGGTGCTGGCGGCTGGTTCCGCAAGGATAGGCCCAGCTATCAGGCGATGTATGACATGGCGATGAATCACGGTGAATTGTTCCCGTTCGATGATGCGCTGACGGATTGCGGCTGCACAGACTAGAAGGGGCATAAAAAAATGGATCAGTACAAAGAATTCTGCCGGCTGCGCGATTACCGCAAGCCTGGCGCCGAAGTCCCTCAATACACGGAGGCAGAAGCGTTCGCCTTGGCCACGAACAAATGCCAAGCATGCAGCCCGGCCATAAAGAAAGCGGCACCCCAATGAATAACCTTTTTGACAATTCGATCCAGTCCGAAACCCTGACTGCGGAAGAACTGGAAACCATTTCCGGCTGCTGCCGGAAGGTGGATCAGATCAAATGGCTGCAGCAGAACGGCTGGACCTTCATCAAAAACCGGGCCGGCGCACCCATCATTGGGCGCCTGTACGCCAGGTTGCGCTTGAGCGGCATCAATCCCGCCAGCCTGGTGAGCACGCCGGCCTGGGCGCCAGACCTGTCCAAAGTACGTTAATAGAAAGAAAACAATGCGACCTAAGAGCACTGGCTACAAACTTCCACCGCGCATGCTGCGCCGCGTGCGCAAGCTGAAATCGGGCGAAACATGGACTGGCTACTACTACAACGGCCGGGACGACGCCGGGAACCGGAAGGAATACCCGCTGGGCACGGATTTGGTCGAAGCCAAGCGCCTGTGGGCGGAATACGAGTGCAAGCCAGTTCCGACCGACGCCACGCTTATGGAATACGTGTTTGCGCAGTACATTCGAGACGTCCTGCCCGGTAAGGCGCCAGGCACGCAAAAAGAGAACGCCAGTTCACTAAGCCAGCTGCGCCCGGTCTTTGACAGTGCGCCCATCGATGCCATCACGCCGCAGGACATTGCCCGCTACCGCGATGCGCGCAGCGCCAAGGTACGCGCCAACCGCGAAATTGCGCTACTGTCGCATGTGTTCAATATGGCAAGGGAATGGGGCTACACGAAGCGCGAAAATCCATGCCGCGGTGTACGCAAAAATAAGGAGATACCGCGCGACTTCTATGCCGACAAGGCCGTATGGGATGCGGTACGGAACGCAGGCTGTGAAGAGCTGCAGGACGCCATGGACCTGAACTACCTGACCGGACAGCGGCCTGCGGACGTGCTCAAGATGCGCGACGGCGATTTGAAGGACGGGGCGCTGCAGGTGCGCCAGGGCAAGAGCAACAAGCTGCTGCGCATCGTGCTCGAGCACGAGGGCATCAAGTCCGAACTGGCGAAGGTCATCGAGCGCATCCACGCGCGCCCGCACCGGCCGCGCACCACCTTCATCGTCGCGCTGCCGAATGGTTGCCAGGTCAAGAAGTGGCATTTGCGCCTGCGCTTCGATGGCGCCCGGAAAGCTGCAGCGGAACTGGCGCTAAAAGCTGGCGACGAGGAGCTGGCCAGCCGCATCAAGGCCTTCCAGTTCCGCGATATCCGGGCGCGCTCCGCCAGCGACATTGCCGACCTGGGCGCCGCCAGCTCTCTGCTGGGGCATAGTGAAAAAGTTATCACGGAAAAGGTCTATCGGCGCATTGGCCAGGCTGTCCGCCCTACCCGCTAG